TTTTTAGTTTGGTTAAGCCAGTTGCCGTAGAACGTTGCCTCGTCATTGCTTTTCTTATAATTCCTTGTGCTACCAAATATGTTGTTCAACTGGAATCTGTTCTTTTTAGGATCAACTGCTAGTCCTTGATAGTCGAAACCTAGAATGTATATCTCTTTAAAACCGTGTTCGCAGGCCATCCTAAGTGCTGTTGGACCACTGCTCCAACCTAGGCTAGGTTTAAACCAGTTGCAGTGATCTAATATTTTTTTATTCTTGTTGTATTGTGAATTAAAATTGCTCCACACTTTATTGTTTATCATGTAATCACCTTCTGCGATCTCATGTATCATTTTTGGATCCACTGCAATAAGGAAGTGTGGTCTATGAGTTCTGTATACTGCGTTACAGGCAAATACCGTACCTTTTTCTTTAAGGTCGTTGATTTCGATGCCCTTACGTGATTCACCGTTGCCTAGTACGAATGCTATTGATGACATTATAACTCTAAGTTATCGTCTGTGGCAGGTTGTCCGTACATCTTTTGGACAAATACTGCTTCTTCCTTTTGTTGAGCATCGTGTGCCTCTGATGCCAACCTCATAGAGTTGATTTGTTTCAGTGTTAATCTTGTTTTCCTTGTGTCTTCTGAATCTAGAATGGAAATATCGTGCTCAGGCTCGTATGTTTTGTCTTGTTCAAAGCCATCTGCGCCGTATGTGAAGAATTCCATCAGTTTCATATTAGTATTTAACCTTAAACTTGGCCTCCGCCGCCTGTTCCGCCTGGTGTTGTACCACCACCACCTTGTCCGCCTGGTGTCTGTCCCGGTTGTCCTGGTTGTGCTCCACCTGGTTCAGGTGAGTCTGGTTCTGCTGTTGGTTCTTCGAATTGATCCAGGTCACTTGAAATGCCCGATTGTGTGACTCCGCCACCTCTTAATTCATTTGATTTGCTCTGTTTCTTCTGTGGTACGTTGTTTTCTTCTGCCCATAGTTCAGCATTTCTTGCCATTTCTTCTTCAGAAAGTCCAAGATATCTTTTAAGTGCGAATCTTTTACTCATATAAGGCAGTTCTGCCACCTGTGAGAATGTGTTCACTCTGCTTTGGTCCATTTCTGTCTGCCTGTACTGAGCAAAGTTCTGAGGTGGATTCAGTTTAAGACCAAACATGCTGTTGTCGATGTTGTATCCTTTGGATTTTATCCATAATTTAAATTCATTGTCAAATGTTTCAGCCAACATTGATTGTAATCTCGCACAATACTTGTTGAATCTTAATTCTTGTATGTATGCTGTACCAACTCTTCCATCATTGTACTGTTGTCCGCCATCCTCTGCACCTGTTGGCAAGTACGAACTCGGTATTCTAAGACCTCTGAACAGTTTGTTAGTGAAGAATCTTAAGTCATCTATCTCACCTAGGTTTGTACCACCCGGCAGTGTGTCCACTTTAGAACCTCTTCCTTCTGCTGTCTGTGGGAAGAAGTAATCTTCGTTTATTGACATTGGGTTGTATGTTGCATCAATGAAGTTTGCTCCACCTGATGCACTTGGAATCCTTCTTTGGTTGATCTCGTTTTTCACTCTCTCAACAAACTGCATCGCCAAGTGTGTAGGCATGTTACCCACATCAATGTAGAACACTCTTCTTTCAGGTGCTCTTTGAACTCTGTAGATGATGATTGCGTCTTCTAATAATTCTTTTTGTTTGTAAACTTTGAAAACCTGTTCCAAAACTGACTGTCCAAATGGGAATAGGTTGTCTAGACCATCTGACATTGACATATGAATAACGTGTTCTGCGTTTATGTTGTACGCATTCATTGTTTTGTAGAATCTTCCGCCTGCGTTTCCACCAGCAAAACCTGACATGTTGTTGGTAGCACCTGCATTGGCATAACTTGAACCATATGCCGCTGTACCACCACCTGTGGTTCCACCTCCACCGTATGTTTGGTTGGGTGTGATCTGTGTTGCACTTAACCTTTGCAGGTTTGGATTGATGTCTCTTATAACATACTGTTCAGGTTTCTTTCCTTCTGACTCATTTACAACGATCCTGTCAACTTTTGCGTTGTCTATGTACAACCATTTCTGTGTTTCTGGATCTCTGACAAAGAAACAGTCTCCGTACTTCAGTGCGTTCCTGAATATCCTGAAAATTCTCTTATTGAACTTGTTTGACTTTGTCCATTGTTGAAGTGCCTTCTTGAGAAGTTTCACTTCGTGTTCCGTTGTCTCATCATTGAACACTATGTCGAACGGAGTTTCGTTCTCTGTGTTCTGCTGTGTTGAGAATTCTGCTAGGATGTCCAATGCCGCGTTTATCTCCGAGTCCGAATCCATCTGGTCATACTGGAAGTATCTCTGTATCCTGTTTGGGTGTCCCGTGTACACATCTGGAAGATAGGAACTGTAATTCCTCTTCGCGAAGTTGGGTACTTTCTCTCCAGAAATTGGGGAGAGGTTAGCGTCTTTAAAATATTTTTTCCAAGCCATGCTTTATATTACAATCTTTTTATACATTAAGCAACCTAAACCATGCCCACTTGATTACGGTCTTTACGTGCTGTTGTTTCAACCGCTTTCAGAGCCCTGGATTCCACTGCTACAAGCGTATTTACGCCGTTTACCATACTTGCTAGTGCCTTGTTGGCGTTGTTTAATTCGGTGCTCATGCTGGCCATCTTGGTTTCCAGGTTAGTTGTGTCAAACGTTTTCTGTAAATCCTGGTTTGCCACCACTGCAGAATTGACTCCAGATTTAATTAATTCTGGTCCCGCCTCACCTGTTAGATAGGTTTTGCCTGCCTCCATGCCACCACCGTACTGTTTGCCTCCACCAAACATTCCGCCTATTGCTCCTCCGGCCATTCCTCCTAGTGATGCTCCTAGTAATGCTCCGCCCGGTCCAGCAAGTAAGCCTAATGCTCCACCTAAGACTGTTCCTGCTAATGTACCGAATCCCGCCGCATCATTTGATTTGTCTTTATCTGTCAGAGTTGTCACAGCAGTTAAGGCATTCGCCCCCAATCCGACAGCACCAACGCCTCGTCCAATTCCGGTCCTTGCAAAATTTCCAAATGCTCCTCCTCGGCCTGTGCCGCCCTTGCCAAGTGCTCTGCCCATTTTGTCGCCCATTGGACCAAACATTGATCCACCCTTGGACATGTTGATACCCATGGCGACACCCTTGGCTGTTGTTATTACCTGCATGGCCGGCCCAAATAAAACTTTACCTATTAAAGCCGCACCAATCAAAGAGGCCGTTAGTGCCGGAGCACCTGCCAATGCTTTGGCAACAAAACCGCCGGCGCCAAACGCACTTTGAATGCCTCCCACAAGTCCTCCCAGTGCTGGACCGAAAGATTTTAATAGTGCTGTCTCAATGCCTTGGAATTGACTTGATAGAACTTTAGTTGCTTGTTCGAATGTTGTGAGGTTTCTTACTAAACTGGATGCTGATTGACTTTGCTCGTCAAATACCGCACCCGAGTCTGTTATTCTTCTACCTAACTCGATGATTCCACCTTGTAATTGTAAAAATTCAACTTGTCCTGTGACAGTTGCCTGTCTAAATCTATCTACACTTCCTGCGGATATGTCTCGTATTCTTACTAGTGCTTCTTCGCTACTCACCACACCTGAAATCAAATCATTAATGACAGATCTAGCACCAGGAATGTTTTGTACAAGTGCCAATGCCGACTCGGTTACCGGAACACCTGCGTTCGCAATTAAATCCTGAAAGCCTGTTGCCAGTTCTGGTGATATACCTGCGACTGTTCCTGCGAATGCTTGTAGTCTTTGACGTGTCGCGTCTGTTTGACCTTGTAATGCCGCTTGGAATCTTTCGTTTGATTTTTGCTGTTCTATCTGTGATCTTAATTCGTCTCTCTGTTGACCTGTTAGTTTTGCCAATCTGTCTAATTGTTCTGCAAAATTAATGGCGCTTTCTGTCCTTTGTTCATCTGTCAGTCTGCCTAATATGCCTGTTCTTCTCTGTGAATCTAAATTTAATAATAGAGTCTCGTTGATTTCATCTACAGTAAGTCCCAACGGAGCCAGTCTTTCGATTCCTACTTCTCTTGTTATCCTGCCAAGCTCAGCAATCCTTTTTGCACCTTGTGTTGTGCTTCCAAATAGTGCGGCTAAATTCTGTGAGTTGTTTGCGACAAGACTTGCAAAGTCATCTAAAGGCAGTGCCGCTTCTCCGGCCGCCACCCTAAGGTCAACTATGGACTTACCAAAGTTAGCACCTGACTGTGAAAGTTGTCTGAATGTTTCTATGTTGACATCTAGCCTATTGCCTAATATTCCTAGACCTTTCACATTGTCTGTGAAAGCACTGATCGATCCTGATCCTTCGAATGCCGCCTT